GAGTTTCCCCAAAAGTTTAACGATGGGGGAGAAGTCCAAGGAAGCAAACAACCCGTCCAAACAGTTGCTTCTGCTACAAGGACCACAAGAACAGGACGCAAAACAGTGAGACTCACGCCATCTCAAGTAGCAATTGCTAAAAAATTAGGTGTGCCACTTGAAGAATATGCGAAATACGTGAAGGAGTAGGCATATGAAAGACGAATTAAAGATTACAAATAAGACTCCACGCGCTGTCCAATCCCGCGAGAAAACGACTCGTAGGAAACCATGGGCACCCCCGTCATCCCTAGATGCACCACCTGCACCCGCTGGGTTTAAACACAGATGGATAAGGGCTGAAACTTTAGGGCAAGAAGATCATAAAAATCTTTCTGCTCGATTAAGAGAAGGCTTCGAACTAGTAAGAGCAGATTCTTACGAGGACGAATATCCAAGTATACAGGATGGAAAATATAAAGGTGTAATAGGAGTTGGTGGTTTAATGCTGGCTAAAATTCCAGAAGAAATCGTTCATGAAAGAATCGATTATTTCACGCAACAAGCGAGAGATAAAGAGGAAGCCGTGGCAAACGATTTATTAAAGGAACAACATCCCAGTATGCCAATCTCTAAACCAGATAGGCAAAGTCGTGTAACCTTCGGTGGTAACCGGAAGAAATAATTTTTTAGCTCTTCTATCCATCGAATATATAAATTTAACCCTTTAAACAAAAGGAAAAACGATGGCTAACCAAGACGCAGCATTCGGGTTTAGACCCGTAAGGCATCTTACTGGTGGGCAAATCCGTAATCAAACGTATAGAATTACAACTAACTATGACACTGCTCTTTATCAAGGGCAAATGGTATCGCACAAAACTGCTGGTACTATAGAAACTGTAGCAGCTAATGCTATTTTTCTAGGTGTTTTTAATGGTTGTCAATACACGGACCCTACCACAGGTAAACCGACATGGGCTAAATATTATCCAGCAAGCACAAATGCTTCGGATATTGAAGCTTATGTCTTCGACGATCCTCAAATTGTTTTTGAAGGCCAACATGATGGAACAGGAACTGAAGCATTAAATTTTGCTGGTTTTGATTTAACAGGAGTAGCTGGAAGCACTAAAACTGGTAGATCAACACAGGAAATTGATACTTCATCAAATGCTACCACAGGGCAATGGAAACAAATTGGGATATCTAAAGATCCAAACAACAGTGATACAAGTACAGCAAATGCTAACGCATATGTTGTTCCGTCACAAGACTTGCATTTCTTCTTGCAGTCTGCAACATTAGCATAAGGAGGCTTAAATGGCGATTTCTAGATCACAATTGGTCAAAGAACTTGAACCGGGCCTTAATGCTCTGTTTGGTTTGGAATATGACCGATACGAAAACCAGCACGCAGAAATTTTTGATACAGAAAATTCTGATCGTGCTTTTGAAGAAGAAGTAATGTTATCCGGTTTCGGTACAGCTTCAGTAAAACCAGAAGGTACATCAGTTAATTTTGATGATGCTACTGAGTCTTATACTGCTCGCTATACTCACGAAACTATAGCACTTGCTTTTGCAATCACTGAGGAAGCAGTAGAGGATAACCTTTACGACAAAATCAGTTCTCGTTATACTAAAGCACTTGCTCGTTCTATGAGTAATGCTAAACAAGTAAAAGCAGCAAACGTTCTTAATAACGGATTTGACAGTTCTTACACAGGTGGAGACGGAGTAGAATTATTTTCTACTGCCCATCCAACTACTGGCGGAGACGTTAAAAACGAATTAAGTACTGCGGCAGATCTTAACGAGACTTCTCTTGAACAAGCATTAATTGATATTGCTGGAATTACTGATGATAGAGGCTTAAAAGTCGCTCTCAATGGTACTAAACTAATTATTCCAGTAAACCTACAATTTGTTGCTGAAAGACTTATGAAGTCTAATCAAAGAGTTGGCACTGCTGATAATGATACTAATGCGCATAGAAGTATGGGTATGATACCTCAGGGTTATGTAGTTAATAACTACTTAACTGATACTGATGCATTCTTCATTAAAACTGATGCTCCAAATGGAATGAAACACTTCCAAAGAGCTGCTATTTCCACTAAAATGGAAGGCGACTTTGAAACTGGAAACGTTAAATACAAAGCCAGAGAAAGATACAGCTTCGGCTGGTCTGACTGGAGAGGTATTTTCGGTTCTCCGGGAGCTTAATAATAATTACTTTGTGGGGGCTATGCCCCCACATTAACAACCTAGTATTAATTAGTTATGCAGACTGACTAGGCAGACGGTATAGAGACGGCATAACGAGGGCTATACAACCAAGGAGACAACAATGGCTTTAACAACTTTTCAAGGACCAGTAAAATCTTTAAAAGGATTTTACGCAGCGGGACCGGGGACTGTAATAAGTTTAACTGCAGACACAACTTTAACTGTTGCAGATCATGCAGGCAAAATTATGGTAACTAACGATGCAGATGGTAAATTTACTTTACCAACAATTGATGCAACTGCAGATTCAGGACATACTGGACCGGGTCCAGATGTAAATAATACTAATAACGTAGGATCTACTTACACATTTATAGTAGAGACTGCAGCAACTGATATGGACATTTTAACCGATGGCACTGACAAATTTATAGGTGGTTTATACACTGGTGTTGATGACGCTACGGGAAAAACATTTATTTCAGCTTCAGGTAATGATGTTATTACAATGAACGGCAGCACTAAAGGTGGACTTGTCGGTTCAGTTGTAGTAGCGACAGCTATGGCAGATGATAAATATCACATTACAGGATTCAGTTTAGGATCAGGTACTTTGGTAACACCATTTGCTAATTCATAATAATTAACTTAGTGGGGCTTCGGCCCCACGTTTCTTTATTAAGGAGGAAATATGGACGTAAAAGCAAGTGTAGCGTTGACATCAGATGGTCGATTACAGGGATCTATTGGTGGTTCAAATACCAATCTTACTCAAATAAGAATAAAATCTATTCAATGTCAATCAAGTGCTGCCGATGGTGAAGTAAAAATTTATGACAACACTGCAGCATCTGGCGTTATTAAAATTCATTTAAAATGGGGTACAGCAGCGAATGAACCTTTAACTATGAATTTTGACGGAGATGGTGTAAGATTTGAAACTGCTGCTTATGTTGATGTAACTAATTGTGATTTTGTAGTAGCTTATTATAATTAAATGATATCGAGATCATCGATACCTGAACAAATATCAAAAGGAGGCAAAATGCCAAAAGGACCGGGAACATACGGAAGTAAAATTGGGAGACCCCCAAAAAAAATGAAACCTAATTATAAAAAGGGTGGCGCTGTAAAGAGAAAATACAATAAAGGCGGTTCCGTAAATAAAAAAGGAAAATAGTATTTAGATGGCAACTTCTAGTACTAATACTTTTAATTTAGATGTAGACCAAGTTATAGAGGAAGCATTTGAAAGATGTGGAATTAACTCTAGATCTGGTTATGATTTAAAAAGTGCAAGACGTTCACTTAATATTATGTTGGCTGAATGGGCTAACAGAGGTATTAATCTTTGGACAGTTGAGCTTCGTACAAAAACACTAACCGGTAGTACAACTAGTTATACTTTAGATTCAGATCTAGTTGATATACTAGAAGCTGTTTTATTTACAACTAGTGATACAACAACAGATATAGAAGTTGATCGTATTAGTCGTGCGGAGTATTTAAATATTTCTAAAAAAACAACAGAGGGTACACCTGTACAATATTTTTTAGAGAGAGGAGCTTCAACTCCAACATTATATTTATATCCAACACCAGATGGTGCACACACATTTAAATATTATGGTCTAACTAAAATACAGGATGCTGGTGATTATAATGATCAATTAGAAGTACCTACAAGATTTTTACCATGTTTAACTTCTGGATTAGCTTATTATACTTCTGTAAAAAAAGCACCAGAGAGAACACCTTTACTAAAACAATTATATGAAGAAGAGTGGCAACGTGCTTCGGAAGAAGATAGACCACGTTCTAGTTTCTTTGCTACACCAGAGAGAGG